ATTAAATTTACAAGTTGAAATCAAGATAAGTCACATAAGTTAAGCAGAATGGAAAAATTAACCAAGTCTCTATGTGAACAAGTAGATCACAAATTATGTCCAGATCTACCACCAGGAGGCTGTTTAATCGAAGCCATGCCTAAAGGCAGATTCACCAATTGTGATTTTTATGAATTTTTCAAAGAAAGATATCATTTAGGATGGTTCACAATTGAAGACGCTGCAGGTTTCCTGATGCATCACGGACTCCATTTATTTGTGATTAGGGATGACATACCTAAAACTATCCAATACATAACATCTGATCGGCTTAAAGCTGCAAAAGGAATCTGTATAAGAAATGACGGAAAAACTATGCCTGGCTCTTTTGATTATGTGGGAAATCACTGGCATGATGGTTTTGATATTGAGATAGTTGGTTTATCCTTTTATCAAATTAGTTTGTTAGTCAAATTGGTTTGTAAAGCTAAGAGAATCTTTTCAATTAAGATCAATTCAAAAAGGAGAAATAAAATGAGGATTTTTTTAGCAGCTTTGTTTGTATTTCAATTGAAAAAAAGAATAGAAGATCAAAAAAAGTCTCACAAGCTGACTGATTGGCAATTGTCTACTGATCAGATTAGCATCAATGAACAATCTGAAGTTCCAATTTTGGACTCTCATGAAATAATTGAAGACAATGAATTGTCAATTGCTTCCGATGAGCATTCTGAAGATGATGAGGATGAAGAAAACTTGATTTGGGCTGATGAAGATATAGAATACTGCTGTGAAGTTCCGTCGTCGATTAGGGAAAACAATTTCAATACTATGAATGTATGTTTAGCTCAATTCAAAGGTAAAACACCAGAACTGAATTGCTTATTTAATATGTTGAAAATTGCTAATAGTTATTTAGAACTGATGCATCAATCATCTGAACTGAATCAAGATGCGATTTTATTTATAAAGAAATATCTGCATTTCAGACATGATGTTTTTTCTTATCTTTTTGTTAAAGAAGTGATTGGTGTTGTAAATTTGTTTGATGATGAATCGCCTATCCCAGAAACAACATCTGGTAGAACTCCAGATTTTTATCAAAGAAATGAAGAAGAGAAAACTATTCAAATTGTTGAATTTACTGTAGTGAGCAATAAGCTTAGAGCAAACTTCATGAAGGGCATTGACATAAAGACTTCTAAATATTTGAGTGAAATCAAAGAATTGATGGATTTGGGATGGCAAGTATCCTATAAGCCCATATTCTTTTCTCAAACAGATGACATTGCTTCATTAGTCAATATCTGGGAATCTTATGGTTATGTTGTGTCTGAAAGAGTATTGCCTTTGCTACAAACTTTTGGCAGTCTACTCAATATGGATTACAATTACTTGTTTGGGTTGGGTTTCCAAACAAAGATTCATAGAGAATTTCCACAAGCAGAAGAGAAGATCAGTTTAGTTGATCAATGCTCAGACAATTGGATTGTTAAGATTGTCTCAGCAAACAAAACAAACTTTTACTCAATAATAAATCTGATTAGAAATGCTGATTTGGAGTTCAATCTCAGTTACCAGTTAGTAAAAACAAAAACACATAATTATTATCTGCGAATTGTGAGTGAAAAAAGCTCATTAGGTGTATCAGGATACACTTTGGATCAGATCAAATTTGATGAGGGGGAAATTTACAATTTATACAGGAAACAAATCCAAGGCAAAGACAAGTGTTATATTCGAACTAGATATAAATATATCAATGTTGATGTCACACCTAAGCATGGCAAATTTGTAACTGATTCTAGATTTGACTCAAACACCATGATCAACAATCGTAGGAATAGAAATTTAACAACATTGGAGGAGAGTCAAAAATTTGATGAATTGATAATGCAAAACACTGTGGCTGGAATAAATATAACTTGTTCACAGGACAAAATACTGGATTCTTTGAAGTTGTTTTCAAATAAGCTTGATACATATTACGATAGCAAAATTATGGGTGTTCAAGTTGCAATTAACCCCCGCAGATCTTTTCTAACTCTAATAGATAGCGGATTAACCACAGACCTTGAATATAATTTAGGACCTACATTGAGGTCTTTGCAAATAGAAAGATTACATTCGACAGTGGCTAAAGTTGTCTTCTCTAGAAGATCAATGATGAAATATGATTCAAATGAAGTTGAAAATGATGATGCAAACATATCGTTAAAGTTAAAGTACAAAGAAAAAGTCTCTGAATTTTATCGCTTGTTGAAGACTGATGTGTCAGATCTTACAGAAATTAAATTCAAATTAGCATTGCTAAGAAGCAGAGACCCTCAGAAATTACAGGAGAGTAAGAAGAAGATGATTCAAGCTCAATTGGATTACACTCGAGCTATAGATAAGACTACTAGTAAAGGAATTAGGTTGACACAAGATGAGTTGAATTTATTCAAAACTGAGACAAATTGGACATCAAATCGAGGTTATAAGTTGTATAAGGGAAAACAACTTGACATAACTGAACTGATAGATGAATTAAAGATGGTCAACAGGGAAATTCATATGAATTTTGAATATCCTGCTAATGACTTTGAAGCACCTATTTTCAAACAAATGAAAGAACAATGTTTAGAAGAATTAATGGAGAACCATGCTTCATTAAAAAAGAGCAACTTATTCAATAATACTGTTTTTCTTGCCAGACTAGCTTACACTTTACTGGCATTGTCCAACCAGACATTTAACTCCAAATACATGAAAATCGACAATCTGGGATTGTCTGATGTTATTCTTTTTGTTAAAGGAGGCAAGAAAATAACCACTACTAGGAAAACAAAAATCTTTAAATTGGTATATCCTGGTTTAGAAGGATTGCCTCAATGGAACCCCAATTGTCACTACATGAACAACAAGGTATTTGATGAGACTCCGTGGATGCAATTAAATCAACAGCATTTATTCGACATGCTTGCAGCACCTTACAAATTATTGGCGAATTATACAAGTTTGAGAGAAAAATATAGTTCAAATGTCAGTCATGAATTGGTATCCTTTCCTACCTTGTTATTGTTCCATAATAGAAGGAAAACAGAGATAATTCTGCATAACTTAAGATACCTCTGCGTTAATCCGATAAGTGAGTATTCTCAAGTTCATACAATGCTTATGGAGTTTGCAGCACCAACATATTCTGCATTTGATTATGCAATATTGAGAGGATTAAAAGAGAATTATCTGAAATATTTCGAAACTATCAGATCATGGGCACAACACAGCTCCAATGACATCATCACTTTTGAA